GTCCCCGCCCTGTCCGCGAATAGCATATACGCGGCGGGCGCTGCGGGCTTTACAGAATTTATAGACGTTATTCGCCCTGTGTCCGCCGCTGTCAATGCAGGTGCAAATAATTTTCATCTTTGCGCCGTCCGCCCGCTCGAATGTCTGCAATAAGAATGCGTCCAAATCGTCCCATACTTTTTGAAGTTTGGTATCGCCATAGAAAACCGCATACCGGATTCCCCAGCTTTCCTCGCCCTCGCCCCATCCGACAACTTCCGCTTCCAATCTATCATCCTGCGTATCAACGCCCGCGGTCAA